CGAGGCCCTGCACCGCCTCAAGCTGCACGAACGCGGTCAGCGCCGCGAGCACCTGGGTCAAGGCGTCGAGAAACCCGCTCTCGACGATGGTGATCTTCAGCCGGTCGAAGGCATTGTCGAGTTCGTTCATCCGGCTGGTGGTGGTGTCCGCCCCGGCCGCCACGCCCACGAACTTCTCGGTCAGCTTGTCGCCGAACGCGCCGACGAACTTCTCGGCGGTGACGTTGCCAAGCTCCATCTGCTTGACCAGTTCCGCCGTCGTCATCCCCATCGCCTCGGCCGCCAGCGCAAAGGCGCCGGGCAGGCGCTCGCCCAGCTGGCCGGTCAGTTCCTCGGCCTGCACCCTGCCCTTGGAGATGATCTGCTGCACCGCGGTCAGCGCGCCCTCAAGTTCGTCCTGGGTGAGCCCGTAGGTGGTTGCCGCCGCGGTCAGGCCCTCGAAGATCTTCCGACTGTCGGAGAGCGGGATGTTCGCCGCCTGCGCCGCGGCGAGGAGCCGGGCATAGGCCCCGGCCGAGGACATGACGTTCTGGCCGAGCATGTCGGCGGTGTCGGAAACGTACTGGAATTCGCGCGCCGCCGCCTCGCTCGACCCGGTGACCGCGGTCAGCGTCATGTTGATGCGCTGCATCTGCTGCGCGGTGTCCATGAGGCTGCGGATCGCCCCGGCGCCGGCGAAGGCGGCCAACGCGCCGCGGACGGCGCCGCCGAGGCCGGCGACGCCGCGCATGCCGCCGATGAGGTTCTGCATCTGCGCCGTCGCCCGGGCGATCTCGCGCTCGGCCGCGGCGGTCGCCCGGGTGGTGCGCTGGAACTCGGCCTCGGCGCCCTGCGCCGCCTTGCCGACCGCGATGAAGCGGCCCTGCGAGTCGCGGAGCCGCTTGTTGAGATTGTCGAACGCCTTGTCGCCCTTGACGACGCTCGTCGAGTCAACGTCGACGCCGATCTCGATCCTATCTCCGCTCACCCGGCCGCTCCCTGTCCCGTCGTTCCTCCGCCGCCCTGGCGCTGGCCGCGTGCTCTTCCTCGATCACGTGCAGGATGGCGAGGTCGCCCAGGCTCAGGCGCTCCCTCGTGACCGTCGTGAAGGCGGCGAAGTCCGGCCACTCGAAGCTCCTCGGACCGGCAAGGCCGGTGCCGCGCCACGCCGAGAGCGCCGCCCAGAGACCGAACTGCCGCTCGAAGACCATGGGCATCGGCGGCACGTCGAGCGCCTCGGGACGAACCCCCCGCTGGCGCCACTGCGACAGGTAGGCGTCGCGGTTCGTGGTCTTGCCATCGGGGGACAACTGGCCCAGGTCGAACGTGCCCCGGACGTGCGCCCGGAGCGCCTGGATCGCCGGATGGTCCTCGCCGTCCTCACTGCTCGCGAAAAAAGTTGTTGCGCGACACGTAGAACGTGTCGACCTGATCGCGGAACCACGGATACTTCTCGGCGAACTTCTTCACCGCCGCGGGCGAGTACGGCACATCCTTGCCGCCTTCGGCGAAGTTCTCCCAGCCGGCGATGCAATGGACCACGCGCTGCAGCCGCTCGCGCTCGATCGACGCCGCCGAGTTGAGGAGCTTGCCGGTCGTCTGCACGGCGCGCACCCGCTTGTCGCCGATCGACGCCTCGAACGCCTTCATCCGCGGGGTGTCCGGCCCCCAGACCTGCACGGTGAGCGGCTTGCCGCGGCGGGTCAGGATCTGGCCGGTGTTCGGATCCGCGACCTTCATGGTCACCGGACCATCGGCCATCTCGGTCGTGGAGAAGTCGAAATCCTCGCCCTCGGAAAGCTCCTCGGGGGTGATCATCTCCTCGGCCGCTTCGGCCGCGTCGGCGGCGATATCGTCGTCGGTCAGGGGCAGGTCGTCGTCGGGGGTCATGCTCGGGCTCCAATCAAGGCTCAAGGCGAAACAGGGTCGTGTGCCGGGCTCCGGGTCTTCAGGGACTGGCCGGCGCTTCCGCTGCGCCTCCCCCGGGAGCCCATCTCGAAGGATCGGGACGCGCCGGCCAGCTTCGAAGGACGCCCCGGGGAAGGGGGGCGCCCTATGCCGCATCAGGTGATGACGATCGTCAGCGCCTCGACGTAGGCGCCGGCGGAGATCCCCACGTTCACCCGCGAGGTGTTGCCGCTGTCGACGGTCGCGGTCGCCCGCACCAGGGCGTCGATCGTCGCCGCGAGGTCGGCCGCCACGTCGGTCGTGGTGTCGGCGCTCGCGAAGCTGTAGTCGTCCACCTCGGCGGTCTGGCCGTTCACCTTGACGGTGACGGTGATGGTGCCGCCGGTCGTCGCCGGGCCGCCGCTGAGGGTGATCGTCGGTGCGGGCGAGCCCACGCCGTTGATGGTGAAGGTGAGGCCCTTGCCGGTCACCACGTCGGACGGAGTGGTGTCGATCGGCGGGACGCCGGCAACCGTCGAGTCCTGAACGATAATCTGGCTCCGGTGCCCGGACGACAGGTAGGGCTTCACGGCCGAGAAGTCGACCTGCACCGGCAGGCCCTCCGCCGTGGCGTCGCCGATCGAGCCGGTGTTCACCTTCACCCGCGGGAAGAAGAAGCTCAGGAAGCCGCCCTCGTTGTCGTCCATCCGCAGCAGGAGGGTGATGTCCTCCTCGTGGTCGAACGCGTTGTAGATCGTCGCGCCGATGCCGCCGCGGTCGAAGAGCACGGTGAGGCTGCCCTGCACCGTGCAGTTGTTGCCGAAGAGCATCGCCGGGATCACGTTCGAGCCGACGACTTCCGAGCCCGCCATCTGGTTGTCGACGGTGAAGTTTGCCGCGGTCACCGTCGCCGCCGGCTCGTCGTTCACCAGGAGCAGGCCGTTCACCGCGACGAGCACCGGGTTCGTCGGCGCGCTGGCGTAGTCCGGCAGGCCGACGCGGGTCACCGTGAAGGAGCCGGCGGTGGTGCCGCTCTGGATCGCCTCGGCCACGGTGATCACCGCGCCGTTCACCGCAATGATCGTGCGCGGGTTGCGGTTCTGCGGCATGGCGTCGAAGCCCGCGCCGTCGAAGATCACCTTCTGCCCGGGCTCGAGCGCGTCGAAGTTGCCCGCCGCGGCGGTGATGGTGCCGGCCGCAGCGTTGAAGGTAAGCGCGGTCAGGTCGGCTTGGGTGAGCACGATCTGGCTGTCGCCGTCGAAGGAGCCGCCGGTGATGTCGTCGGCGGTCTGGCCGAGGACCGCGAAGGTGGCGGTGGCGATGCCGGTCGAGGGCAGGTCGACCGCGGCGGTGTTGAACCGGCAGCCGCGGTAGGTGATGAAGCTGCCGATGTCCGTGAACGCCCGCTCGAAAATGAAGCTTCGCAGGATCGAGCCCATCTCGACGCGGGCGCCCATGAACTCCATGGTCCCGGAGTTCACCGTCTTCGGCAGCACCGGCACCGCGCCCGGCTCAAGCCGCACCGTCGCCTGATTGCCGGCGGTGATCGCTGCGATCGAGACCCGGGTGCCGTCGAGGTTCACGTCGCCGTTGCCGACGAACGCCACCGTGTCGCCGGATCGGATCGCGCGCGCGACGAAGGTGGTGCCGGAAATCGTCATCCGTGCGGTCAGCGGGTCGGCCGGGTAGTCCGGATGCACCGAGAGCACGACGTTGTACGTGCCCATCGGGGTCGCGGCCGGGCTCTGCCAGATGCCGCCAAGCTCGGCCTCCCAGGCGTCGGCGTGGCTGCCGGGCGAAAGCTCGACGACGATATCGCCGCCGACGCGGCGAATGCCGTGGCGGCTGTCGGCGGCCATGCGGTCGGAGCGGGTCTCCTCGGAGTTGTAGCTATCCTTGGTCAGGCCCAGCGTGGTCGAGCGGCGCCGGACCGTGCGCATCGCCGGCACCTGCGGGAACTGCCCGGCGCAGACTTCCTCCTGCATGCCGAGGTCCGCAAGCCCGCCGGCGGCGATCAGGGGGGTGCAGAGAGCCATGGTCGCGAATTCCCTTATCTAGACCCCGAAAGGGGTTATGCCACAAGGACAGGCCGGCGCACAAGGAATGTCACCCGGACCGGAATGTGCAGCCAGCCGGGGCTTTCGAGCAGCGGTGCAAGTTCGCTTGTAAGGACCAGACCGCTGTAGGCCGGGCCGCCAACCGCGCAGCCGTGCCAGAAGGCGGCGCGGATCGCGTCCGCCATGTCGCTCGCGAGGGTAAGCGCATCGGGAGTATCCTCCCCGGCCGGTTCCTCGGCCGGCTGCCACACCTCGATCGCGTAGATCATCCGCTCCTCGGCCATGCCGCCGCCGCGGTTGCCGATCGTCAGCGTGTCGGTCGCCACCGGGTCGAGGCGCTCGGCGATGTAGGGGACGCCGGCCTCTGGCTCGAACACCTGCCCTTCGAGCTTCACAACCGCAGGGAGGCCCGGGACGGCGAAGAGGATGCGGCGGAGGTCGGCGCGGACCACCGACATGATCGCGGTCATGCGGCACCTCCCCTGGCACCGGAGGTGATCTCGCGGATCCGCCGCCGGATGAAGACCGGATATTTCGCCGCGATCCGCCGCACCCAGCCGGCCGGCTGCTGCTTGCTCCACCCCTCGTATTCGAGCCGGCGGATATACTTCGCGGAGTTGGCGATGGTCAGCCGCTTGCCGGCGCTGCCGAGCAGCTGCGCGACCGGCGGCTGCGGCTTCGCCTTCGGCACGTCGTCGGTCGGCGCGACGTGGCTCGCGGGCGAGCCGTCGAGCATCGGCCACCATGCGTTCTGGGCGTTGCCCACGTCGACCGGCGTCTCGTCGACGAGGCCGTTCCAGAGGTCGAGGTTCGCCGCGGCGACCACCCGCTTCACCGCCCGCTGCTTGTCGGCGATCTTCTGGAAAGCCTTCGGGTCGAAGCGCGTCTTGATCATGTGCCGGCGAGCCCCACGAAGAGCACGTGGTAGACCGCCGTCCCGTCCGGCCGCGCCCGGCCCATGTCGCGGACCACGTAGGCCTTCGGGTCGCCGGGAAGCTCGACGCGGTCGCCCACCTCCGGCACCCAGGCGAGCCCGGCCGCGGGGATGTAGACCTTCGCCGCCTCGTCGATCGTGAGGTCGTCGAGCGCCTTGGTCCGCCGGTCGGTCGAGGAGACGCTCGCGATCACCATCTTCGCGGTCTGGACGAGCGGCGTCGTCGTCACCCGGCCGCGCACCTTGTCGCGCGCGGTCACCACCTGCCGGCTGATCGTCACCGTGCGGCCGTTGCCACCGCCGGTGATCAGGCGCTCGGCGGTGGCGCGGAGGCGGTCGTAATCCATCGCTTACGGCCACCCCACCAGATCGCCGAACCACTGCACCGCCTCCGGGCTCGGCTGCAGCGTGCCGAGCGCATCGAACTGGCCGATGCCGAAGATGCCGCCGCCCTGCGGCGCCACCCAGGAGGGGGCGGCGACGGGGGCTACTTTGACCGTTGGGTCAACGGTGCTCTGCTGCGCCAGATAGAACGCTTCATCGAGCAGCGGCGCGACGATGCCGGTCACCGCCGGCAGCCCGAGGTCGGCGAGCGCGTCTGTGCCGATCGGCGCCCGGCCGGCGCCGCCCTTGGCGAGGAGCCGCAGCGGGTCGAAGTAGGTCACGCTGAGGTCGCCGACCTTCTCGCTCTGGACGGTCTGGCTCTGCACCCCGCCCGAGCCGGTGCCGATCACCCCGGGCAGCTGGCCGCGGGCGGACGCGAGCGCCGCGGCGATGTTGCCGAGCCGGATCTCCGGCGGGATCGCGTCTGCCGGCACCAGCGGCGCGCCGCCGCGGTAGTAGGCGCCGATGCGCGGCCAGACCAGCGCCTGCGCGAAGGAGGCCTTCACCCCGGTGTAGATGTAGATCTGCCCGTTGCCCACGTAGGCGGCGCCGAGGCGGAGGTGCCCCTCCTTCTCCTCGGTGGTGAGCGTCGGCCAGACCGGATCGGCGAGCGGCCCGATCCAGGCGTCGGCCTCGGCCACCGTCGCCCAGGCCGCGGCGTCCGGCTTGCCGGTCCCGTCCTCGACGATCAGCGTCACGGCGTAACCTCGGCCTCCCGGAGCTTCACCAGCGCGTCGCGGGTGTCGAGGTCGCCGATGGCGATCTGCTTGGCGGCGGCGGCGACGGTGGCGATGACGAACGAGCGGAGGTCGCCCTCGTGGTGCCCCTGCCGGCAGGCGCGCTTCCAGGCGGCGGTCCATCGGTTGAGGTAGGCGGCCGGCAGGTCGTCGCCGGGCTTGAGAACCGGCTCCTCGCCGCCCGGACGCGCGGCACGGGCGGCCTTCGGCGCCTTTTCCTGGGGTGCGGGACCGGACGACGCCTGCGCCGCTCCACGGGCCTCCTGGCGCGTCTCCGGGGCGGCGCCTGCGGGGAGCACCTGCACCCGGCGCACCTGCGGGCTCACCCGCTTGCGGCTCGCCAGCCGGGCGATCACGTAGCCGGGGATCTCGGGGTCGTCGATCACGGCGCCGGGCTGGTAGTCCCGGCCGCGGATCGTGAGGTTGAAGTTGGCGACGTACTGGGTGACGTCGATCGTCTGCGCCTGCATCCGGGGGGCTCCTCTCGTCGCCCCCCTGCCGGGCTTGGAAGTTGGGCGCCTCGCCGGCAACAAAGGCCCCCTCTGGCCGCGGAATGAGGGGGGTCTGACAATCCAACCGGAGGGTAAGGGCCTTTGGGGGATTGCCGGCGAGGCGAGCCGCCGCCCTGGATCAGGCGACGGCGTCTGCGAAGTACGTACCGAGATCGTCGGCGACCTTCTCGTGCGTGAAGGCCATGTCGATCTCGATCCGGTCGGAGCGGATGTTCTCCATCCGGAAGCGCATGATCCGGCTGCCGTAATCGGAGGCGCCGTTGTAGCCCGACCAGACGAACGTGTACCCGGCCGAGGGGGTGAGCAGCCCCGGACTCGACGCCGCGTGCACCAGCAGCGCGCCCTTCGGCGAGCCGATGAAGGCGTTCGACTGCGCCGCGCCCTCCTTCGCGGTGTTGACGATCGAGGACATCACCTCGATGCGGTCCACCTCGAAGAGCGCTGCCAGCGCCTCGCGGGTCACCTTCGCTGGCGCCCCCGGGGTCTGGCCGTACTTGATCCGATCGATGATCGAGTCGTTCTCGCGCAGGCCGGAATAGGTCATGTGGCCGAGCAGCAGCACGTTCGGCATGATGCCGGTGCGCAGGAGCGCGGCGTCCTTCGCCGCCTGGACCACCTTGGTCGGCTCGCTCGCGGCGTCGTTCCACTGCAGGAACTGGTTCGCGCCCGGGGCCGCGGCGACGCCGGTCAGCACCGTGTTCCAGACGCCCGGCGAGAAGAACTTCGTGGCGAACTCCACCTCGCGGCGGATCAGGCCCTTGCGGGTCACCCAGCGCGTCGCCTCGGCGTCGATGTTGATCGGCTCGTCCTGGTTCGCGCGCATCTGGTCGTCGACGTCGCGGTGCACGCCCCACACCGGGCAGTAGTAGGGCTTGCGGTCGATGTCGTAGCCGCCGCCCGCCGTCTCGGTCGCGGGAGCGCGGATCTTCATCTCGTCGCGGTTCCAGTCGCCGGCAGGGTAGACCGTGAACAGATCGCTCTGCTTCTGGACCGGGATCCGCGGAAAGATCCGATCGCTCACGAACATGCTCTCGTCCTGCACGTATGCGATCGAGATGTTCGTGAGCGGGCGGTTGACGTGAAGGTCGCTTGCGGTGATTTCCTTTCGGATCACCGAAGCATATTCGTTTGGATGGTCGAACATGGATTTGCCTCTATTCCGGCCGCCCGATTAACGGAGGCGAACCTCCAGGATGACGCCTGCCGCGGCAGCGGCGGTGATCGCGGTGCCGATCGGATTGGTCGAGCCGGGGACGGCCGCGCCGTTCGCGTCGGACGCCACTTCGGCGCCGATGGTGACCGGGGCGCCGGCAACCACCTTGGCAATGCCGCCGTGCACGACGGTCACCGCCTTGCCGGCGGCGTCGACCTTGTTGCGCGAGACGCCGATCGCCTTCGCCGCCGCAGTCGCCACCGCGCAGCCGCGCTCGCGGGTCGTCGACGCGACAAGGATGCGAAACTGGCCCACCACGCCATCGGCGACGTAGCTCGTCGTCAGGATCCGCTCTTCGAGTGCCATTCTCGGCGCCTCCTTAAGTCTCTGGTTTCGCGAGAGAAACCGCGCTCATTACTGGGCGCGGCCCTTCTGCTCCGCGAGGTAGTCGGTGTAGAGGCCCGGGTTCTCGGCCACCGCCTGGGTGTAGGCCTTGGCGAAGCTGATGCTGTCGCGCTTCTGGATCTCGCCGGCCTTCACGTCGAGCGCGGTCTCGGCCGAACCCTTCATGATGACGCTCGACCCGAAGCCGCCCGCGGTCAGCACCTTGGCGAGGTTCGAGGAGGCGGCCTTCAGCACGCGGTGAAGCTCGGCGAAGTCCTCGGCCGGCAGCGCCCCGGCGGCGCGCTTGAGGATCGGCGCGAACGCCTCGGCCTTGACCGGCAGGTTCGGCATGTCGGCCGTGATCTCGCTCGCCATCTTCGCGATGGCGCGATCCTCGTCCATCTTGGCGATCATCTTGGCGCTCGCCTCGTTCTCGGCCTGCAGCTTCTTGAACGCTGCGGCGACGACGGGGTCCGCGCTCTTGAGGATGGCGCTGAACGGGTCGGCCTCGGCCTCCGACTTGGCGATCGACGCCTGCGCCGTCGCGAGCGCGGCCTCGGCGTTCGCCGCCCGGGTCTCGGCCGCCTTGCGGAGCGCCGTCTCGGCCGCGAGCTTCTGGTTGTTGTCGGCCAGCGACTCGGCCGCCTTCTGCATCTGCTCGGTCAGAGCGTCGAGATCACCGGGCATGTCAGCCCCTCCGCGTTTGAAGATCTGGATTGTGGCGTTCGGGTCGGCGCCGAGATCGACGACCGAAATCTCATCGAGCTTGATTTTCCGGAGGCGGTGCCGGGGCTTGGTCATGCCGGCACCCGCACGCCGCGGCCCCCGATCGAGAAGCCCTTGAGCAGGCCGCTCTTGACCATCTTCCAGGCGGTATCGTCCTCGACCTTCGCTACCACCCAGAGGCCCTCCTGGGTCGCGCCCATGCCGGGCGGCATGAAGTCGCCGGCGAGCACCGCCATCTCGACGATCTCCCCGCCCTTCACCGGCTTGCCGTCAGGACCGGCCATGTGCATGACGCCGAGCGTCCGCCCCGACTTCATGAAGTCATGGACAGCCGCGCGCAGATCCTCCGGATCGATCGAGTCGCCCTGGGTGTCGAAGAGCAGCTTGCCGGCCGACTTCGAGACGTAGGCGAAGCCGCCGACGAGCCGGCGGTCGGGGTCGATCTGCCCCTTGGAAAACTCGACTGTGATCTCGAACTGCTCGCCCATGGCGCCATCGGAGGCACCAGGGCGCTGGTATTGTCACGCGATTTCGTTGCGTTAAACGCTCGTGTCAGGCGTAGCCGGCCCCTGTCAGGACCAAAGTCGCCTTCTCGATCGCGGCATCGATCAGCCACGCCGCGCTCTCGCCTTCCTCCTCGGCCTTGCCGGCGTCGACCACCGCGCCCAGGAGCGTCAGGAACGGGTAGGCGAGCACCGCCTCGTCGTCCTCCTCGGCGAGGTTGTAGGCGCCGCGGACGGCCCGCACGACGCCGCCGCCGGGGCGGTTCCACTG